GCTATCAACAGCTGGGGCGGCATCCGTTACCGGCATCTCCTCATCTGACTCAGACTCCGCACCACCCTTCTTGCTCTTGGAGTACGTCTTCTTGGCAGCCAGGATGACCTTCTTCAAGCCATCGCCCTTCTTGTAGGCACCACTGCTCTTCATCTTACGCATCGTCTTCTTAACGTGAGCTAACCACTTGTTCGCCATTTTTTATTTTAACGCAATATTTTATTGATTAGGTCGTGAGATCGTAGATTGGAGAAATCTTGCGCTGAGGCTGGAAAGAAAGATTGGGATCTTGTAGTACAGGTGTCTTGTATCTCTCGAGCTTGAGAGCACGAAGAGCTTCTGGTTTGAGAACCGTACTGCGTTCCTGGAATTCTCCAATATATGTCTCCATAGCACTATCAATTGATCCATAGTTCATTAAGTTCCACTGGCATCCATGAGCTAGTAAGAATTGAGGATTTTTATTGACCAGATCCCCATCAATATCTGGAACTACCATCGTGATATTATCACGATTGAACTTAACAAGTTCATCGGTGTCACTGGTCTGTACTGCCTGACTATACGTTAACCGACGGAGTTGAGATGTTCCCCAAGACATGTTCACAACTTCTTCCATTAGCGTACCTTTTACTTCAGAACCGGATACTACAACCAACTTAGACTGGAGATTGCAAATTGGTTCAATTGCCAAATTCTTGCGCTGGTAACCGTATGTTACACCAAGTAAATACTGGGCACATGTACTCTTCAATGCTTCGGCACACGAATCAAATACATTACGATTCGTCGTATGGAACACTAAGCTCAAAATGAAAGGGTCAGTAGCTACTGGGCATACAACAGTATTGAAAGCCGTATTTGCAATACTTACACAGCATGCAGCGAACGAAACTGTGTTGTAGGCATAATCTGTACCTAACTTCTGGTTCTTCAAACCTACAACTGGACCTCCAGAACCATCATCGTAAATGTCCAGCTCTACTAAGCGAGGACCGGCACGTACGAGCATAGGAATCACACTGTCAGAAATGTAATCGTACACTTTTGCTCCAGGGAACAATGAGTATCCTGATGAAGCAAGGTAGTAATCGCACAGGCGATACGCTGGTGTTGTAGGGCATCCTAACGGAGCTAATGCCATAACTGAGTTATAAGCATTGAACGTAGGCTCAGCTTTTGACTGAGCCTGTGCTTCTGATGGCGTCAGCATTACGTATAATGCAAAAAAGATGAGGGAAATAAATATTATGGGCACAACTGCCAGTAAGGAATACCCATAAGCCTCCATTATTAATTAGGAGCAGTAATAAACACCATAGTAACTACGTAAATAATCAACCCAATCGCAAAAACAATAGCTCCAATCTTAGCCCATTTGAACCAAGTCTCAGTTGGTTCCATTTATACTTTGAACAATAGTCCCCGAAATCCTCTTATAACTTGATCTGGAATGCGAGATTTCATAGATGTACCGGTCAAGCAACATAAGTGAAAATACAAACAGTACATTCCACACTCGGAATGCTCATACTGGTGTCGAGTTTTATTGTATGTAATCTCCATAGGCTTTGAATGAATTCCCGTTTCGTTCCATGATTGTGCCCATCGTTTCATCAAAGTTTGAACTTCCTTTTCCGGTTTCTCAGCATACGAATCAAAATAGGTAATACGAGGATATTCTAGTTCCGGACGAATATCACAAAACACAGCGATCCAGTGCTCTCCTGGTCCAGTACTCTTATCAGTATTAAAAACAATTCCAATTTGGCGGTATCCCTTTTTATAAATTGATTTGATATCCATTGAGCACAATGAACTTACAAGACAAGTTCCTACCATAGATTTCTTATCAAAATCTATAGGAACAGTTCCCACATAAAAGTATTCACTAAATACTTTAGTGTACTGTTTCTCAATAGCATCAATCTCTGTAGATGATAACCATTCCTCGGGATTACCACGCCAAGAATTTGGGGCATGAGGTTTGGACATGAGAGACAACATCACACATTCCGCTGAGTTATCGCACTTGTCATGCAATCGCGACTGAATATTTTTCCAAACTAGAGTTGGATCTCCTGCTCGCACTGGTACTTTGGGATTCTCCTTGTTAAAAACCTTCCGCAGGTTTTCTACTTCGCGAGCATCGAAGTACATTGTATTGAAAACGGATATTCTTCTTTCCACTTCTTAGCAAGAAAAATGGACGACCTTAAGATCTGTATCAAGCAGTACCGTGCGATCGATGATGAGCTTCGTGACCTGAATCGTCAGGTGTTCAAGAAGCGGGATGATCGTAAGGTTGTAGAGCAGGAGATAGCAGATATTATGAAAGATCCGCAGTTCAATTCTATCAAGAAGATCAAGTTGGAAGAGGATGGATCTACGATCTCGTTCAAGCGCCCAAATGAATGGACAAAGCCTTGGTCTATTTCGCAAAAGGATCTCAAGGAATTGGTAGGACAGTACTTTACGGTTTCGAATAATATTAATGCCGAAAGTCTTGTGAAGTATATTATTGAGACAAAGAAGCAGACGCTTGTAGGTAGCGAGTTTACGTTCTCTCGCACAGTCCCTGGTGAGCAGGATGAATAAAATATGAACTAGAAGTAATGTCTGCCCTGAGTGCCCTCAGAGAAGTTGCCCAGAGCGCAGCGCGTTAACAACGTTAAGAGACAATGATGTGGAAGCATCAGTCATTTTTTTCGAGAACTGGAGCAAGATTGATGGGGTCGTGAAAGAAGTTCTGGGAAATATGGGTGGTCGCCGAAAACGGACTCGCCGGCATAAACGTAAGACTCGTAAATACTAGAAATGCAACAGGTACTTTATAACCCATTCAATTCAAAAAACCGCTTGTTTACCAAACCGGATATTCAAGCGATTCTTTCTAGACACGGATGTGATTTTGATATCACAAACACCGAACTGTTTCAGAAAGCGATGGTACATTCATCTTACGTAAAAAAGACAGAGTACACATCACCAACTGGGGAAACTGCTCAGCTTGCTGAAAAGCCCCGAGAATGTCTAGGTCTGTTTGATGAATCATATGAACGACTAGAACATCTTGGAGATTCAGTACTGGGTGCGTGTGTATCCACTTATCTAATGAAACGGTTCCCAGAAGAGAACGAAGGATTCATGACCGATTTGAAGAAGGAAATCGTATGCAATGAAATGCTGGGGTGTCTAAGTCAAAAAATTGGACTCGATAAGTTCTATATAATTTCACGTCATAATGAAGATGTGTGTGCTGGAAGGGCAAACTTCAAGAAACTAGGAGATATCCTAGAGGCTTTTCTTGGAGCTTTGTGGACCGAATCAGGTAACGATTTCAAGATTCTGTACTCGTTCGTGATCTGTTTGGTTGAAACGTATGTTGATATTCCCAAGATTTTGATGAATAACCGGAACTTCAAGGAACAGCTTCAGAAACTGTACCAGGCCAAGTTTCATCATACGCCAGGATACGCTGTTATCTCATCATCTACCAATCTGTACACTATGGCAGCGGTAGATGAAAAGGGGAACCATTTGGGAATTGGTACTGCTCCTACGAAAAAGCAGGCAGAACAGTTGGCAGCTAAAGAAGCTATCTTACGGCTTTCGGGGAACACGGCGAACAAGTAATTCACGCTGGGTTCCAATAGCAGGAGTATCGTCACCTTCCTGCACTCCCTCAATAGATCGCAAGGCTTCAGCTACACGCTGAGGCTGATCAGCGAACTGGATAAGAAGTTGGGTACGAATCTTGTCGCGACTGAGTGCTGGACGAGACGTACGCACAGAGCGAGACAAACTACCCTGTCCTTCAAGCTTGAAATCGTCAACAGAATTATCGCGCATGAATTTCAAAATATGTTCTGAGTTCTGCGTCTTTTTATCTCGAATCTGCTTGATTTGTATCTTTAGTGCCCGTTCTTGATCATCGAGAGATACCCACTCTTTTAGAACATTGCGCACTTGTTCCGCCGAGTCTTCGGACATTTGAGTAGATTACGTCGCCTCGTTGAAAATCGCTTGCCGGCTGTAGGTACAGGTTGAGATTCTGGACGGTTCATGGTTTCATACGTGTCTACCAATGTTGTTAATGTAGATCCAATGAAAGGAACAGCCCCAGATATTACAGCTACTGCTCCACCCAAATCATCTTCTAGAACCGATGTTATTGCCACACTCGCTCCAGCAATAGCTAAAGGGATAGCAACTACAGCTTCACCTACTGCTCCAGCCATATTCGTAGCCACATTTGAAATTGCCGAATCTCCAACTTTTGTAGTAACCTTAACAAGCTTCAACACCGTACGAATAAGAGGCATTGACTCTTCAATTGATACTAGAGGACCTGTTACCATTCCATATAAAGAATTTGCAGGACCCGTAACAAGATCGGGAAGCCATGACTGTATATATCCAATTGAATCGCGAATAAGTGTATCTGTAGCAGGATGAGTTGCTGATAGTCCACCACGCTGTTTTAGAGACTTGAACACTACTCTAGCTGTTTTCTCGTTAAAAATGGGACGAGTATGTTGCTTATCGTAAAAAGCTAGATGCTCCAACTGCTTAGCACTACGAACTTTATGGCGCCGAAGATATGCGTACAGACTCAGCATTTTTACCGCGCGTTCAGCTACTTTAGCATTCTTCGTTCTCTTCCGCAGAAACTTGAATACTTTTTGTTCATCTGCGGTAAACTGTGAATCTTCATAGACCCATACCATTATTTAGTACCCACAAAACAATGGACGACACTCTAGGTATAGTGTCGTGGAACTCTCAACTTGAAAAAATAATATCAGATGAAGGCGAAAGATGTTTATGTTATTCATGGCTTCACGACAGATCTGAAAAGTTGTATTCTAGACTACACACTGCTATAACATTACCGTCAATTATTATGGCAACCCTTGCTGGATCTGCTTCAATTGGAACAAATACGTTGTTTGCAAATACTGAAGTCGCAAATGTCACTATTGGTATTATAACGTTGACGGTAGGTATGTTAACGACAATATCTAACTATTTCGGCTGGGCAAAACGATCAGAATCTCACCGTATAGCCGATATAACGTACAAAAAAGTTTACAAATTCATCTTGATAGAGTTATCTCTTCCAAGAAGTGAACGTATGACAGCAAAAGATATGTTGAAAGCTGTAAGGGATGAAACTCAACGATTAGAAGAAATGAGTCCTCAAGTACCGGATATGGTGATTAGAGAATTTAAAAAGAGATTTGGCGACTCAACTCCTGAAGTCACAAAACCTGAAATTACGAATGGATTAGACCCGATTTACGTGTACCCTTCAGATCTAGATTCTCCGTTAATTGGAGGAATAAGAGGAAAAATATCGGAAGTTATGCTTGATCCAATGTATCGTAGCCCACGTCCTTCCGTCCTGATTCCAGGAGAATCTGTAGTTAAAATTAAGATACCTATAGCAAATCCACTTAAAACTTCCATCGACGATCGCACTCCAAACACGTCACAAATGTCGTCATCGGTTCATCAGCTGACCTCGTCTGAAGTTGATAGTAATCACATTTAGATTGTTTCTTACACCGCGAACAGAACATCATAATTGATCCACCATCCTTGCGAGTATACAGCTTCTTCTCCATTTCAATGATACGTTCAATAGAAGCCTTCCACCGGTAAGGACACATATCTACCGCCGTCATCTCTGCAAATACTCGTGGTGTAATCTCTTCGGACTTCAACTTATCAATCCAGTTCTCAGAGTTATGAACATACCCGTTCTTACGCAGATTCTCGTATATGGATACTGCGCGATTACGGTACATACTCCAAAACACTTTATTGGTCCAGTCCACATCAATACCCTCTTTCAGAGCCTGATCGCTAACAACATGAAGAACTGAATTTTCAAGGGAAACTGCCAGATCATTATTTTCCAGCAGTTCCGTGAAGTTCTCAATAGCCTTGTCGCGAATCGCACAGTCTACGAAGACGTTCTTTGATCGAGTATGAATTGGTCGAGCAGGGACAATTTCACGAGCAGTTTCCTCCTCTTCTTCCTCCTCTTCTTCTTCCTCTTGCTCTTCATCGCCCTCTACTTCCGGCTGATCTTCTTCCTCTTCGTTATCTGCAAATGTCCATTCCTGGTACAAGGCATTGTAATCTGCACTGCGGATATTAGTGTACTCAGAAATAGGACGTTCGTACTCATCCTGATCTTCTGACTCGGTAGCCAGAATTAGGATATTATTTGAGTACATTTCCTCATCGAACGGCGATGGAAGCATATGACTATTTGCCACATCAGGATTATCACAAGGACATGCGAACACTGAAAGCCAGCGTAATTCATTCAGGGGATCCTGGATCTTTCCTTGAAACTGAAACTCTCCTGACTTGTACTTCTTCCGAATCCATTCAAGAACATCGGGCGTCTTGGCGGGAATTTGAATATCTGTCACACTTCCATTAGTTGAAATAGATACAGCGTACGTCATCTTTAGTCATTAAGACTTGGGAAGGTGTAAGTTCGTTTTTCTAAAACGGATTTTCTCTTTGAAGAAACACAGATTGATAAACATGTCGTACGTACCCCCTCACCTACGAAACCGCAAGATGCCTGCTACTAAAGAACAGCCCAAAGTTATGGAATCAGAATTTCCCTCATTTGTGTCTGAGAAAACACGACCAGAGTTCAAGGGTCCAAGCTTTCGTGAGAAGATCATGGAGAATACAAAGATTGATGCGTCATGTGAGAGAGAGCACAAGCCTTCAGTTTTCAAGCCCGTGTTCACTTCATTTTCTCGCAATATCATGTCTAAGGAAGAGGAAGAAGAATATGTTCCTGAGCCGGAT